GTCGGACGGTTCCCCTGCGTGGTGTAGACGGTGGTGCCGTTCTGGTTCACATCCACAATCAGATCCGCACCTGTTGGGGCGGTACCGACCGCCGCTCGCACCCCGACGAGGGTCATGTCGAACAGGGCCGGGAACTTGGATACGCCGGTCGTGACTTCCAGCGTGCCCGTTTTGGAGAAGGCGAGCGGCTGGGCGACGGCAGCGACTTCGGGAAGCCAGCCCATCAGGTTGCTCCGGTGTAGGGGACCAGGATCGTGTGGGCGCACCACACGTCCGAGTCCTGGTCGAAGGTGAACGTGTCGGGGTTCTCGGTGGCGGACTCGGCCACCCGGAACGCCGAGCCGATCGTCGCACCGTCTGTGCTGCCAACCGCAGATCCGACCGTCTGGATCATCGTGTACCCGTCGGGATGGTCGGTGGTCTGACGGGCAGGGGCCGAATTAGGTCCATCAGTCGAATAGGCGGCGATCGCCACGAACCTGGGACCGCCGGACGAGTGGGTGAGTTCCGGCGGGTCCGGTGTGTTCCCGCTACCCACAAAGGCTGCCACTTCGGGGGCTCCGCCCTGCGGCACGACGATCGCGACGACGGCGGATGTGACCGACAGGTCGGTGGTGACGGTCACTGTCGTCTCTGCCCCAGTGGCTTCTAGATGAGCCACCCATGACCCTTCCCCGTCCCCGTCGAACCGGGACTCGGACAGTTCCGTAAACCCGTCCCAGTCCGTCACGTCGATCGGACCTCCACCCACATCGGTGGCGTGGAATAGCAGGATGATCCTGTCACCGGCTTCGGCAGCAGGCAACGTCAACGCATGTGACGTCGTGTCCGAATCGTGGAGAGTCTCCGTGTACGCCAACGACAGCGCAGGCGGGCCAGCCCGATCCACCAGCTCCACTTCCAGAACCGCCGACGCCAGATCCTGCGGGGACGCATCATCAGCGTCGATCCACACTTTCAGAATGTCCCCGGCCTCACAGCCGATCCCCTTCACCAGTTCCGGGGTGAACACTTGGCCGGTATCCGACGACCACACTCCGGCTGGCATCCCAGTGGGCGGATAGATGGTGGTCTCGACGCCGCCCCGGGTGCGGGTGATCCACACGCTGCCGCCACCCTTGAAGCTGACCCAACCCGCCGTGATCTTGAGATCCCAGTAGCCGGTGCGGGGGATGACGATGTCTGTGCCGAGTGTCAGCCCCCCCGACGATCCGTCATCACTGATCGAGGCCGATCCGAATCCGGCGTGGCCGAGGAGGCCCAGCTGGTCGAAGTCGATCGCTTCCCCATCCACCGCGATTGACTGTGTGGCCGTCCGGGCCAGATGAAGATATGCGCCGTTCGCGGCGGTACCCACCGAATCGACCTGCTGTTGGACCTCGCTGACGATGATCGTCAGCTGCTCAGCCAGGTTGTCGTCGTCGTGGGTGTGACGGTGTTTCCACAGCCAGTTCAACCGGCGGAGAGTGTTGGTGTTCATGCGACCGGGTAGAACGCCATGAACGAGAACACGTCGCCGGACCCCCACGCCCGCGGCCCGTTGTGCTGCAAGATACCGGACTCGGTGCCGCCACCGACGACACCCTCATAAGAGGATGCGTGGAACACGACCGTGTCCGTCGTCTTCAACAGGACGTTGCCTTGCAGCATCCACGCCGGGCTGATGTCACGAGCATGGAACGTGCCTATCGCCTGACCGAGCCCGGCGCCTGTGTTGGCGGTGATCCCGGAGGCGGTGGTCGGCAGGGTCACGAAGTACTCCCCGGAACCGGCGGTGGAGAGAACGAACCGGGCGAGCACAAACTGCAAAGGTCCGACCCGCCACCGCTTACCTGTCACCCCTGACGTTGAGGGGTTCGACCCGGACGCTTCCAGCGTGGGCGTCCAAGAGATAGCTTCCACCGCGTCAGGGAGGGCAGCGTCCAAGTTGTCCCGGACTTCCTGGTTCATGTGGGCGGCGGTCACGATCTCGGCGGTAGCCCAGGTGCGCGGGGTGGAATATGCCATCAGGGTCTCCTATGCGAGCCGTGTAGAAATGTCGAGTTGATGGGTTCCGAGAATCCAGAACTCCATCTGCTCCAACTCGGTCAACGGGATCACCGACCAGACGGTCGTCCAGTCCTGAGGGCGGATCTCATGGCGGACATGCTCGATCGCCGACAGTTGACTGAGAGCGTCAACACCGGGCGGGGACATCTGGACAGTGACGGCGTCACGCAGATCGAGATCCAGCATCGACGTCATCAGCGCCGTGGACTTCAACGGTTTGAACTTGAGCCCCTCGATACGAAGACGCTGCTCACCGAACAGCGCCGACAGCCACTCAGCGACGTTGAGAGCCTCAGGATCGTTGCCCATGGGCATCACGTCCCGGGTCAACACCCTGCGGCCGTGCTCCGACACTGACGTGGTGTTGACGTAGGTGACCTGGATGCCGTCCTCACGGGCGACCCGAATGTCGTTGTAGAGGATCGAGTCGTCGTAGCGGAGGCCGATCTCCGAGTAATCCTCACCGTCGAACGTGGCTGCTGATGTGATGGCGGACATGGCGACACGGTTGCGGAAGACGACCTTGCCGTCCCCGCCCATGAACAACACACCCACCTCGGACTCGGCCACGTCGAGAAGATGGGCGAGGGCGGGCTGTTCGCCGCCGTCGTTCGGCTGTGCCACATCGGTCGTCTGAACAGTCGCCACCCCGTCGTCGATGTCGCGGAGGGCGGCGGGCCAGCCGATCGCGTCGAGCACGGCGATGATCCGCTCATCAGTCGGCTGGGCGTCGAACGACTGCCCGGCCAGGTCCTCGAGGTTCAGGTTGTAGAACCCGTCAGCGATCGGCATGGTGACGGTCGAGTCGATGTTCCCGGTCGGATAGTCCGGCGGCCACGACCTGGCCGACCCGTAAAACACCGGGTAGGTGACGGAGGCCCATTCGGCAGTGATGCGGATCGGCACCCCGATCTTCACGTCCGGGTAGTACGGCGACGACGGGTTATCGGCGGTGAACCGACCGTCCCGGTTGTCCAACACCAGCGACGCTGTCCCGGTTTCGAACCGCTGATCGACCGACGCCCGGCCCCTGGCCGTGTTCCCGGAACGGAAGTAGGCGGAGATGTCAGTCCATGAAGGTGCAGCGTCGAACATGGACGAGCCGAACGCTGCTTCGACCGTGACTGTCGGCTGGGTCATTGCCAGCCGAGCCGGTTGATGTCGACGCCAGCCTCCCGGACCTTCTTAGTGAAGTCGTCCCAGCCGTACACGTTCCCGATGTAGATGGGCGGCTGCTGGGCTGTACGGTTCGCGGAGGCGCCCGATACGGCGGACACGGCCGGGACCGTCGGACCGTCACCGGAGGCGGAGGACACGCCAGGCGTCCGCACACCCGAGATCTCCGGGATGGACGCGGCGGCGAGACGCATGGCGGACCGCTCGACGAGACGGAGGTCTTTCGACATGCCCAGGGCGAGCCCGGCGACGACATCGCTTCCGAGCCCGGCGGTCACTTTCGACGGTGACGAAATGCCAAGCACCGACGCGATCGGACCGGGGATCTTGTCCTTGATGAATCCGCCGACCTTCTCGGCCAACCATCCGCCCATCGACTTGATCCCAGTCCACAAGCCCTCAATGATCGACTTGCCAGCGTTGATGAGCAGCGAACCGAGATTCCCCAAGGCGTCGAGGATGCGACCGGGAAGGTCCTTAAACCAGTCAGCGACAGAAGCCAGCCCGTCCCGGGCGGCGGCAGCCAATCTCATCAGCGCATCGGAGAACAACTGTTTGAACGCATCCCACGCTCGCGATGCCAGAGTTTTGATGGCGTCCCACGCCCGGGAGAAAAGCGTCTTCATCCCATCCCATGCTCGGGACCAGTCGCCTGTCAGCGCCCCCAGGAACGTGTTGATGACCGCTTGGATGGTCGAGGTGCCCGATTCGGCGTTCCCGGTCAGCGCATCCCACACACCCTTGAAGAACCCAACCACCGCATCCCAGACTCCGGTGATGACATCGGCAGCGCCCTTGAAGACTCCGACGATCGCGTCCCACGCACCGTCTACGAAGTCACGGAAGCCTTCGAAATTGTTGTAGGCGTAGATCAGGCCAGCCACTAGCGCGGCGATAGCAGCCACCACCAGACCGATCGGATTGAGCGCCATAACCACATTCAGAGCAGCCATCGCACCCTTCACCAACCCCAAAACAAACGTGACGGTTTTGAACGCCAGGAACCCAGCGACCAGACCGGCCACAAGCGGCTGAAGGAGTTCGGCGTTGTCCGCGATAAACCCCAGCACCGCCCGGACCAGTCCAAGCGGACCGATGATGAGCGGAAGGCTCGACGTGAACACTTGGAACACCTGACTAACAGCCGGGATGACCGCAACCCGCAGGATCGTCACGACATCCCCAAACACGTCCGTGACCGTCTCGATGCCTGCCTTGATCGGTCCGATCAGATCCCCGGAATTTCCGAACATGTTGTCGATAACTTCGGCGGCACCGCCCGCCCCCTCTTCACTGAACGCAGACCACAGATTCCCTACCTGCGAGATCAGATTCCGCACGAACTCGAACGCCCCCGCGATAGCCGGACCGATCCGACCCACCTGATCGATGGTCTTCCCAACCCAATTAGCAATCGAATCGACCACATGACCGTTTTCGTCCATCCACGCCGACATGGCCTCAACGATCTTCCGAACATGCGGTTCGAGCTTCCCGCCTATCTCGATGGCTGCGTCCGCGATACGAGACTTGAGCAGAGAGAACTGAGCATTCAACGTGTTGAGCTGCTTACCGGCGATCTCGTCGGTAATGCCCGACGCCGCCTCTAACTCACTCTGATATTCGCGGATGGCGTCAGACGTGCCCAGCAGCGACGACAGGGCACCCATGCTCTTGTCGGAGAACCCGAGAGCAGACAGCGCCGCCCGCTTCTGAGCGTCCGACATTCCGTCAAGATGCGTCTCAAGGTCCCCAACAATGTCGGCCATGTTGCGGAACTCACCTGAGGCGTCAAACACCTCGACGCCGGCAGCCTTAAAGGCACCTTTGTTCGCGAGCGCCTTCGTTTGAAGGTCGCGGAGGACAATCGCGAACTGGGTACCGGCGTTAGCACCCTTCACGCCCTGATCGGCGAACGCTGCGAGGACCGCGGCACCCTCCTCAATTTCCATGCCGACGGCACGCATGGCAGCGCCAGCCTTGTTGGTCATCGCCTCGGAAATCTGTTCCACAGAGGTGTTCGCCAGGGTGTTCGCTTTCACGAACACGTCAGTGACCCGGATCAGCCCCTCAAGGTTTTCGGCGGCGTCATCCGACGACAACCCCAGCGCTGACTGTGCGTCCGTTGCCAAGTCGGTGGCGGTCGCCATATCAAACATGCCCGCCTGCGCGAAGTTCGCGACGGCGGGCATAGCAGCAATGGATTGCTCGGCGTCCATACCGGCAGACGCCAGAAAGAAATACGACTTCGCCGCCTCCTCCGCTGAGAACGTGGTCGTCTTAGCAACCTCACGGGCCGCGTCGGACATGTCCTTACGCATCGCGTCGGAAACGTCGCCCATGATCGCCACCGACTCGTTCATCGCCGAGTCAAAATCGGCGAACATCTTGACCGCGGCAACACCAGCACCCGTCGCCAACGCAAGACCAGCACCGATAGCTTTACCGGCCGTCTTCGCAATCCCGCCCAACGACATGAGCTTCTTCGAGTCCACATCGACCTTGACGAGGAGGTGCGCGATAGTTGACACTCACACCTCCTCGTCGCGGCGACCCCAAAGGGCTTGAAGGATTCGCTGCTGCTGCTCTGGCGTCTGCGGAGTCCGATTCCAAACAGGAAGGAACTCGTCAGGCTTCTTGGATCTCTTCGCCCACAGGTTGTGGGTCAACGCCATAAGGAGCGCATGACGTATGTCGTCACGTTCGGCCCCGAGCGGCCCCGCCAACTTCTCATAGGCCATCCACTCGGCGAACTCCCGCGAGTTGACTCTCTGCTGAAGTTCGCCGACGGGGATGCCTAGATGCTCTGCGAGTCGAAACCATCCTCTTCGCTCGGGGCGTCGTCGAAATCCTCCACCAGCTCTTCGATGTCCTCCTCGGTCAGACCGGACAGTCGGCGTGCCTTGTCGAAGAGCATGTCGAGCGCCTTCGCTGACTTCTTCCCGAGCGCCTGCGCGGCCTTGTCGTCGGCGTAAAGACGGTCGCCGTTCTCATCAACAAGACAGAGGGAGACGAGACGGGCGCGAAGGTTCTGCAATTTGAACCTTCGCTGCTCGCCTCGCATCTCAACCACGGACGCCTCGTAGGCATCACGCTCGGTGCCTGTCAGCCCCTTGATGCGAACAGTCCCCCCCCACTCTTTGACGGGCACATCTTCAGTGGGGATATCTTGGGCGGCATCAATCGCCGCCCGATCGAGAAGAGACATCAAGACTCCAGCGCCGAACTGACCGGCTTGCCAGTCACCTTGAACGACGCGCTGGCAGTCAGCTTGTTGTCGAACGGTGCGGTCGGCTCGAAGTTGGTGAGGAACGCTGCGATATCCCACACGGTCCCATCCGGGAATTCGAGTTCGTAGTTCCTCGGGTTGACGTCGTCGAGGTCGTCGATCCACACGTCGTGCTCTTCAGGGTCGTAGTTCACGTCAACCGAGATTTCGCCGGGGTCCTTCACCCCTCCAAGAAACTCCCGGTACGCGTTGGGCGAGTCGTGGGCGGTCACGTCGAGAATTTCCCGAGTGATCCCGGGTCCGCTGATGTTGGTTATCCCCGCCAACTCCGTGAAGGTGGAAGTGGGGGATGCCATGTCGCTTCGGAGCAACTTGGTCCCGAAGCCGTCTTTGCCGCTCATGCGGTCTCCTTTCGGACGCGTAAAAGCCCCCGGACTTCGGGGGCTTCTGTTGGTGCGCCACCAGGCGGCGCGGGGAGGTTGGTTAGCTGCTGGGTGTCTCGGTGAGGGTGCGCTGCTCGGTGGTCACTCTGAAGCGCAGAATGATGTGACGGATGTTCGGTTCTGGGTCGTAGAACACTTCACGGAGAGTCTGAGAGAACTCGTAGCGGACACTCACAACATGCTGGCCATCGACGTCGAGAGGCTGATGGTCGAACAGTTCGATGATCGAGTTTTTGATCCTCAACCCTTCCAAGAAGCCGGCATGGTCGGACCAGATGTGAA